CTCTGCTCAGTTCTAAAAGAGAACGGCAGAGATGATGATGAAAGCTTCGAGATTGAAGAAGCATTGCTTATTAGGAGTCTGACCGGTCATATCTTTGTGATGAAAGATGGAAGAAACAAAGCCCAAAGAGATGGGCAGTTAATGGGTTCCATTTCATCATTTCCATTCCTGTGTTTAGCTAACGCTGCATTATGTAGGTTAGCTCTAGAATGGTCTTACGGAAGGAGGTTTAGCTTATGTGAACTTCCTTTATTGGTCAACGGTGATGACTGTACTATGGTAGGTCCTAGAGAGGATCCCGATACGGTTAATCACCCTGAATTGAACCTTCGTAAGATGTGGTATAAGATTACCAATTACGCAGGATTGACGTCTTCTCAAGGTAAGACTCTTTTCTCACTACCTCATAAACCTATTGTAGTCATTAATTCTATGACTTTCGATTGGGATACTGATTTACTTAAATGGGTAGAACGACGTTATGTTCCGCTCGGAATTATGTTAAATAAACCGAGATCTGGACTTAGTGGTATTTCACAGATGAGACACTATTATGCGTTAGGAGCGCTCCATAGAGAGCTGCGGAGAATGAGCCCTGAAGATATTTGGCCGGTTGTATCGAGAGATTTCATTGAAAATGTGAAACCGATACTCAACCAATGCCCTAATATTCCCTGGTATACACCGGAATATTTAGGAGGACCCGGTTTGATCCCTGATGAAAAGAAGGGACAACCACGTGTGTCAGATTATGATAAAAAGTTATTCACTTATATGATCATGAATCTAAATAAGAAGGGAATACCACAACCAAAGAAGGCTAAAGGCCTCCTCGAATGGCATTTCAACGACATGATCGTTGATGATTATCGAGGTCGAATTGGAATTCAAGAAACCAGTTCGTTACGTGGGTATTACCAAGATGAAGAGATCGACATGGACCAAGAAGCGGACAAATTGTACCGGCTTAAGGTCGTCGAATCCTTGTTTAGAAATAAACTTCCTGAGCTTTATACGAATGCAACTGAATCTGAATGTAAGAAACACTCAGGTGAAGTTTTTCGTTCTCAATGTGCCAATATGCGATATCATAGAGATATGAGTGAACGTCTCGTCGGTAAGACGGGCATCATTGTTCGCGATTGGGAGGAAATAGTTTATCATAAGACCATAAGTAACTTTCCCGTGTTGGGTTCGTATGACTTTGGATTATTTGAGCAGCTCAAATTACAAGATCAATTTAATGAATTATATTCAAAATCTTGTGATGAGGACAGTCCTATGTCTATAGACACAGGAAGCTCTGATGAAACCGAATATCAGGATTACTTCCCGAATATGCC